AAGTTATGGCAGGTAACATGCAGGAGCTACGTCGTTATATAAGGGAACTTAAAGAAGTAGTGGTTTATTATAGAACAGTAACAGTAGTGGAGACAAATGAAACAGAGGACTAAACAAAAAGTCCTAGCAAGACTAAAGGAACAATATATGAACAGAGACGCAGTATTTGAACAACTAAAGATAGATGAAGGAGTAGTGTATGCAATCTATAAAGACCATCTTGGGTACGATACGTTTGGGGTCGGTCACCTTATCAAAGTCAGTGACGAGGAATTCGGAGCACCAGTTGGAACAGAGATTAGTGAAGAAAGAGTTAGGGCGTGTTTCGACTCAGACCTTGATCTTGCCATCAGCGAATGTGGAGCTTTATACGGCGAACGGGAGTTTGGAGAATTTCCAGACGAGGTCCAGCAAATCTTGGTTAATATGATGTTTAACATGGGTAGAACTCGCTTAAGTAAGTTTAAAAACTTCACTGCCGCCCTGCAAGAGGGAAACTGGGCACGAGCCGCAGTGGAAGGACGAGATTCTCAGTGGCACAGACAAGTAACAAATCGTGCAGAGCGACTCATGTCCCGAATGGAGAATGTTTCAGGTTAACCTGTAAATGTTTCTTGACTTAAATTACTAAAACCGATATAATATGTTTTATGAATATATTTATATTAGATGAAAATATCGAACTGTGTGCTCAGTATCATATTGATGCACACTCCGGAAAGATGCAGCTCGAAGCAGCGCAGATGTTATGCACAAACCACTGGGTAGATAAGTACTTAGGGTACGTACCAAGAAAACTCACCTCAGAAGAATGGGCCGTTCTTAAAGAAGCCAAAACAAATGAAGTGCGAGATTTTCCATACCTCCCTACTATGTACAATCACCCCTGTACTATATGGGCCAGAGAATCAGAACAGAACTATACTTGGTTATTCAACTATGCTATGGCTTTGAATGAGGAACACATATACCGTGGCGGAGCAGACCATAAATCATTCAATGAAGTTATAAACAAACTGCCCGATATGGATAATTTACCTGATCTTGGGTTGACTCCTTTTGCTCAGGCAATGCCAGACGAGTTAAAAAGCGACAATGCAGTAGAGTCTTACCGTATGTTTTATATGAAAGATAAAGCAGCTATTGGTAAGGGGGCTACCTGGAAAGTACGAGGTAAACCACACTGGTGGAATGAAGATATCGCGGATTATAATAATAGGATTTCAGGACAAAAGTGAAAGACGAAGAAATAAAAGAAAAATTTCAAGACAGCACTATGTCTAAGGCTGGACGTCTTGCAATGGAGCTGAATGCTGAAAAGAAACGTCTCAAGCATGAGATGGAAGAACTACAAGCTCAAGTAGACGACATGACACCAGTCACACCTACAGGTACTGTTGATAGCTATGTAAAGTGGGTGGCAACTATAACAGGAGTAGCTGGTGTATTTCTTATGAGTGCAGGCTTTGGAATTGAAGGAGAGTTCGCATACCTTGTAGCAGCGTGTAGCTGGGTCTTTGTAGGCAGTGTTTGGAATGATAAAGCAATTATGATAGGCAGTGCCATAAGTGGTACCGCTGTATTAATGAATATATTAACCCAGTATGTATTGTAGAAACTGTGGGGAGGATATGAGTGGAGATGGGTACACACTACCTTTCCATTGTATAAATGTTAGTGAAGAGGACTGGTGGTATAGTCCACCAGATTCTGGGCCTTACTATTGCGACGGAGAGGAAGAATGAAGAGTAGTAAAGTAGACTGGGCAGGAGAAGCCCGAGGTATCTCTGACGTAGTATTCTCTAGACTACGTACAGAAGAAAGAATCTATGTTAATTCTGTTACTACGGATTCAGACGTATGGACAGCCACAATGACGCAAACATTATCAAGAAGTATGAAATTGGAAGATTGCGTTATGGCCTTAGTGTATGAGTGTGAGATAAATAATCGTGAGCTAGTAGATGTAATAGAAGAAGCACTGGTTAGCAGAAGAGAACATTATGAAAGGATTAGTAAATGACAGCAAAAGTAAAATTAGTAGGATTAACTTCCCCCAGCGCATCGACAGACTGCCATACTGCAGGAGATCTGATCGCGTATGCAGCCAGAGTAAGTAATCCAGCGAATCAAAATAACAGCAAGACTTCAAAGAAATTATTGAAATACCTTATCAAAGAGCAGCATTGGTCTCCTTTTGAAATGGTCTCAGTAACCATGGAGATCACAACAACTAGAGATATTTCTAGACAGATTATTCGTCATAGATCGTTTTCCTTCCAGGAATTTTCTCAGCGGTATGCTGTAAGTGAGAGCTTCAGTACTAAAAGAGAAGCACGAAAACAGCACCCAACCAATCGTCAGTTGAGTGAGAGAGACGAAGACAAAGAAAGACAAAGCAAAGCACAAGAAGTCTTTAACGAGATGCAAGGAGAAGTAGCACGAGTAGCTAAAGATTACTACGAGATGGCACTTAATAGTGGTATTGCGAAGGAGCAAGCACGTGCGCTCCTCCCAGAGGGACTCACACAGACTACTCTATATATGGCAGGAAGCCTGCGTTCTTGGATTCATTACTGCGAATTGAGGCGGGGTCACGGCACACAGAAAGAACACATGGAAGTAGCAGATCTATGCTGGGAAATTCTAAGAACTCATTTCGCAGATATATGTGATGCAGTAGAGGAAATGTCGAGTGAGTGAGGGTAAAAAGTATGATGGAGAGAAGCCAAGAATGCATTTGCTTCCTCCTAAATCAATGGTAGAAGTAGCAAAGGTATTAACATTCGGAGCAAAGAAGTACGATGAACATAATTGGAGAAAATTGGAAAACCTTCAGAATCGCTATACAAGTGGTGCTTTGCGTCATATTTTTGCTCATAACGATGGAGAGCAGTTAGACGACGAAAGCGACCTTTCGCACCTAGCACACGCAATTTGTTGCTTATTATTTAAGTTGGAGATAGAATTAGAAAATGGCAGGAATGAAAAGAGTAAAGAAGAAAGACCACGAGAATCTAACATCGGAGAATATTCAGCGAGTTATCAGCTTGCTCCAGCCCACTTCTACGGATCAGAAGCCTATAACAAAGAAGGCGGCTTGCGAGATGCTGAATATAAGTTACAATACAACGCGCCTGGACTTGATCCTGTCGGAATTTCTAGATCGACAGGAATACGTACTGAGAAGAAAAAACCAAAACCGTGGAAAAGCAGCGAGTACGAGTGAGATTCAGGAAACAGTACAAGATTATCTAAGTGGTGATAATATAAGTGGTATTGCTAAATACTTATATAGATCTCCTTCTTTTGTAAAGAATATCCTAGATAGAGTAGGAGTACCGCAACGTCCCCCGTCCGCTGAGGATAGAAGGATGCCAGCATTTCTACCAGATAACTGTATCTCAGAGGACTTTACAGCAGGAGAGATTGTATGGTCTGCAAAATACCATTCTCCGGCAGTTATAGATAAAAAATACGATGATCCCTTGTACTTACAGAAGTATGGTAGTACTGCGTATCAGATTTATATATTTGAAAAAGATTCAGACGATCAAGATTATCTTGCTAAAGCAGGAAAAGGCGGTTTCTATGCGTCTAGTCTGGCCTATGATTTAGGAAAACTCAGCCATCTAGCAGCATTAGGAATTGATTTAAAAAAGCAAATAAGCTAAGAACCTACGGGTTAGAGAAAGAAAATGGAAAATGAAGCAGCTTTTGTAGCAGCATTGGAGGCGGGTATGGTAAGTGTAACTTTTACAAGTTTAGTATCCGGAACGGAGATAACAGAAGAGTTTACTCTTCGGGGAGTACATCTGCCTACTCCAAACCCTACGAGTGATAAGATAGTATTACTACGTACTTCTACTGCTCTATATGAAGATATTCAAAAAGATAGTATTATATCTTGGCAGGCTCCTGATGAGCCATAATAGAATAACTAAAGAGACAGCAGAGTTAATATCTATTCCTCCTACGGAGTGGGAAGTAAAGACAGTATCCTGGCTTTTAGACCAGGAGGTCTTTGCAGAGAAATATGTAAAGATACCTTTGAATGAAACTCTCATGGAAAGCATAAAGAGAGACGGAATAATCTCTCCTATGCTTGTGATGCCAAACTGGTATCCAATATGTGGGAGCCAAAGACTTAGAGCGTGCAAACATATTCAGTACACAGATCCTACACATAAAGTTTTAGATCAAAGTATTAGAGTTGCTCGTTTTGAGAAAGAGTGGTGGAACGCGTTTTATTTATGGCCTAATGAGGAGGATAAGAATAAGTGTATACAGATATACTTTCAGACAATGGAAACTGCTTGGAAGAGTAAATACTTTATTCATGAAAAGGACTTTAAAGGCAAAGACATGATTAGATTTGAGGAGGAAGGAAATGAACTTAAATGGGAAGCCAGAGATGGTAAATAGTATGTGGACACACTTTTGTACAGTTAAAGAGACTGTTATGGATACTGAGATAGGTTCCGCGTGCTCGTGGTGTCCCGCAGAAGAAAAAACAGAGATTGCATACCAAGGATTGTACTGGGCGTATCCTCTACAGAAATATATGAGATGGCCTGAATATATGCAATATTACTACTGGCTTGACAAAAAAAGTTCTTGACATGAATGTCAAATTCAATTATAATAGTTGTCAAGAAAGAGAGGAAACCAATGGGCTACCGATTTTACATGCAACAACTTGAAGCAACAGGACAAGCTCCTGGATTAAATAACACTAACAAAAGGAAAAGAAAAATGGCGTGGGACGACGACAAGAAAGCAGCAGTTATCGAAGCATACGAGAACGCTGAACCAACCCCCGAAACTTCAATGGAAATCGTAAAAGATATCGCTGATAACTTTAATGAGTCACCTAACGGTGTTCGTATGGTACTCAGCAAAGCCGGAGTATATATTAAGAAAACTCCAGCAGCATCTGGCGGTACAAAAGCCGCAGGCGGTGCTAGTACACGAGTTTCCAAGGCTGGAGCACAAGAAGCACTCATCGCAGCTTTGACCGATGCAGGTCAAGAAGTTGACGAAGATGTAGTATCAAAACTAACTGGTAAAGCAGCACAGTATTTTTCTGGAGTGATTGCAGCCCTCAACTAAGTTCCGCTCTCCATGTAGTTAGTGCAGCAAAAGATTTTGCTAAACCTACTAAGAAGGAGATTTTGTGAACAAAGAGGAACTAGCATCATTAGTAACTGAGTATGGTGATGCTATAATCACATATCGAAGTGAAAATTCCAGAAAACTAAAGTACAATGTCTGTACATTAGATTTTACTACACCATATGTAGCAGAGAAGAAAAACCGGGCGAAAGAGTCTTACGGGACTCTTTTGCTCTTTTGTTGGGATACAGATTCGTATAGACTTCTCAAACCTGGGAACGTAACTAGCGTTGTACCCCTGTCTTCCATCCTTAGAAACGAGGTGTAACATGGAACTTCATGAAGCACCTGCAGTGTATGAGAAAGTTATACACTACAACGAAGCTAAGGAACTGCAAGTACGTCTAACAATCAATACCTTTAGGGGTATTGAGTACCTGCACGTAAGGAAGTATTATTTAGATTTTACAGAGGAGTGGAAGCCCTCTCCCGAGGGTGTAGCTATGGAGTTGGATTTCAACAACTCTCGTGAGCTATTTTCAGGACTCCTAGAAATATTATCATTGGCAGAATCCAAAGAGATCATAGAAGAACACTTTAAAGATTATATAGACGAAATCTATAAATAGTTCTTGACTTTCCCTGGTATTGTCTGTATAATATACAATATTCCAGTGAGAGTTTATATGAAAGATTTTTTAGATAAGGCAAGTAAACATTATTATGAAGGTACTCCTATTATCTCCGATGCAGAGTTTGACTCTTTGGCAGATAAGTTTGGCTACAATAGCGTGGGTTACACAGTAACCGATGGTATTCCCCACCTTTATAAAATGTACTCCTTACAAAAAGTCTTCTCACGTGCAGACTTACCATCAGATATTGATGATTATGTTTGTACTCCCAAGCTGGACGGGGCAGCAGTGTCCATTCTATATGTTAATGGTATATTTGCTTTGGGCCTCACACGAGGCGACGGTAACATTGGACGAGACATAACTAAGAAATTGCGGGCTTTAGTCCCGAACACAATCCCATTAAAAGAGGTCATCCAAATCACCGGCGAAGTAGTTGCCCCTAAAAGTATCCCTAACTCTAGAAACTATGCTTCTGGTGCTTTGAATCTCAAAGACATGGAAGAGTTTGTAGAAAGGGATATAACTTTCGTAGCTTATGATATTAACCACAGTGTACAAGAACCAGGACGATTATATGAACAGCAAACTTTATCTATTCTTAGGGATTTCGGTTTTTACGAAGTTAGTACGTTCGATACTGATAATTACCCTACTGATGGTCTTGTATACAGACTAAATAACTGCGATAAGTTTGATAGAATGGGATTTACGTCCCACCATCCTAGAGGAGCAGTAGCTCTGAAGGAAGAGAAAGATGGTAAAATTACGACTTTAATAGACGTAGTATGGCAAGTAGGTAAGAGCGGGGTTGTTAGCCCCGTGGCCTTACTTGAGCCTGTCGACATAGACGGTGCTATCGTTTCTCGCGCTACTCTACATAATATAGAGTACATACGCAGTCTGAATTTAGAGATAGGCTGCAGTGTTGAGGTTATTCGTAGTGGTGAGATCATACCTCGGATTTTACGACGTGTGGAATAAGTACACCATTGAAAAAATAGTTCTTGACAGAAATCTTAAAATCTCGTATAATATATTCTCAATTTCAAGGAGAGCCCTTTAGTGCAAACTATTCAAGCCCCAACTAACTGCCCTAGTTGTAGTTCGTTACTTGATTGGTCGAACGATCTACTGTACTGTAGAAGTTCTCAATGTTCTGCTCAGAAGCAAAAGAAAGTTGAACACTTCGCCAAGACCCTTAAAATCAAAGGACTTGGCCCTAGTGCAGTCAACAAACTAGGCCTGACAGATATTGATCAGATCTACTCTCTTAGTAGAGAGGAAATCGCTGAAGGGTTATCTTCCGAGAAATTGGCAGAAAAATTGTATGCAGAGATTAAAAACTCAGAGGCAGCCCCTCTTAACGCAGTACTGGCTGCTTTTAGCATTCCTTTGATCGGAAAGACTGCAAGTGACAAACTCTCTAAAATAATTACTAATATTACTGAGATAAATGAGAGCAGTTGTAAACAAGCAGGTCTTGGACCAAAAGCTACTGAAAACTTATTGGAATGGCTACATAGAGATTTCTATTCTTTTTATGATGGATATCTCCCTTTTGATTACAAATTTGATACCCCTCTTCAAAAAGAAGAGATAGGCATCGTATGTATTAGTGGTAAACTTACAAGTTTTAAAACTAAGGCATTAGCGACACAAGCCCTAGAACATAAAGGATATGTTGTGAAATCAAGTTTGACAAAGGATGTTACAATATTAGTAAACGAGAGCGGGGTAGAATCCGCAAAAACAACACAGGCCAGGACTTCTGGCGTAATAATCATTGAAAATCTATTAGATTTACTTGGAGAACAATAATATGGCATTGCCAAAATGGACCGAAGAACGTACCGAAGAGTTGACCAACTTTGTCGGTGACGAATCACCAATCTCTCAAGCAACTGTTGCAGAAGCAGCAACTCAGCTTGAAACTTCAACACGATCAGTTTCTAGTAAACTGCGTAAAATGGGCTTCGACGTAGAACTTGCATCAGCATCTTCTGTTCGAACCTTCTCTCCTGAACAGGAAGCTACTTTGGCTTCTTTTGTACAGGACAACAGTGGTGAGTATACTTATGCTCAGATCGCTGACCACTTTGACGGCGGAGCTTTCTCTGCTAAGTCAATCCAAGGTAAGATCCTGTCTATGGAACTGACCGACAATGTAAAGCCTGCTCCTAAAGTAGAGACTGTACGTACTTATTCTGTAGAAGAAGAAGAGACTTTTGTCTCAATGGTACAAGACGGTGCTTTCGTAGAAGCAATCGCTGACGCTCTTGATCGCAGTGTAAACAGTGTTCGTGGTAAGGCTCTTAGCCTTCTTCGCTCTGGCGATATCGACGCTATTCCACGTCAAGAGCACACCAAAAGTGCAACTAAAGAAGATCCTTTAGCAGACCTTGGTGACATCTCAGCTATGACTGTAGATACAATCGCTGAAGCCATTGGCAAAACTGCTCGCGGTGTTAAGACTATGTTGACTCGTCGTGGTTTGGTTGCGGCCGACTATGATGGTGCATCTAAGAAAGAAAAAGCTGCAGGCTAATACAATAGCGACCCTTCGGGGTCGCTAATCTTTATAATCTTCGGGGGAAGTTTTGAATATTGCGAGTGCTTTAATAAAGCAAGTTCTTGTTCTACAGGATTTTGAGACCTGGACGTCCGTTCGCAAGGATTATTTGCCAAATGAGTTTCACACCCTTTTTGGTGTGATTGATAAGCATGCAGATAAATTTCACAAACTTCCTACTCTTGAAGATTTAAAGTTTGAGATACGCGATCCTGGAACTCTAGAAAAGGTTTACGCCCTTCAGGGTATCGAGGTAGATGTAGATGCATTTAGCCTTCTACAGTATCTTAAAAATGAATATACTCAAAAGGAGATTCTCAACTCCTTAGAGTCTTATGTTGATAATTCTGTAGCTTTTGAAGATGCAGAAGAATCAGTTACACACTTACATCAGATCGTATTAGATATTGAGAAGAAAGTAGATCTAGAACTACCTCAGGAGAGTATGCAACGCATTACTCTCTTTGAGTCTGATGATGATATTGCCAAGTATTTACCGCTAGGTTTGAATACCGAGTATGATTACGATATACAGTTCTCCCCCCGAGATCTTGTACTTATCGGTGGTCGTCGCGGGGCTGGTAAGTCTATGACTTGTGCAAATATCGCTCACAACGTCTTTGAGCAAGGTAGGTCGGCTATGTATTTCACTATTGAGATGGATAGTCGATCTATTCTTCAAAGAGTTTGCGCTATCGCAACTGGAATTCCTCACGCTCGCCTCCGTACCAAAAATCTTGGTGTGGTAGAGTGGGAAAAGGTTGCAGACTGGTGGGCCAACCGTTTTACGGAAGGTCAGAAAAAATTACAAGAATACAAACAACACCGGGATTTCGATGAATTTCACCATAGTCTAACAACTAATTGCGAGCTTCTCCCGACTCAGCAAGTAGATGTTATCTATGATCCTTCTTTGAACTTAGCAAAGATTAAGGCAGAAATGGATAAGAAAGTGAAGGCCCTTAATGTCGGTGTTGTCCTTGTAGACTATATTAACCAGGTTAAAAAATCTGCTATTCCGCACAGGGCGGGACAGTATGATTGGACAGAGCAAATTGAAGTGAGTAAAGCCCTCAAAAGTATGGCACAGGAGTATGACTGCACAGTTATCTCTCCATATCAAACAGACGCGAGCGGAGAAGCGCGCTTTGCTAAAGGTATACTAGATGCTGCTGACGCGGCCTATTCTCTTGAGACTTATGACCAAGAGGATTCTTGTATTACTTTTAACTGCGTGAAGATGCGTAACTCCGCTCAGCGCTCTTTTACTTCTAGCATGAACTGGGAGACCCAAAAGATTGGCCCAGAGAGTGCTGCTACTCCACAGGAGAGAGAAGACTCTTCTATGAAGACCGGCGAAGATATTGACGACGTTGCTTAAAAATAGTTCTTGACATGTGCTCGTAAATCCTGTATAATATACTTTCATATTTAAGAGGTTTCTAATGATTATTCAAGGCAGCATCGGACATACCTATTCTGGTAGGAAGCGTAAGAAAATATCAAAAGTAAAGAAAGCACAAAAGCCTTTTATCCCACTAGAGAAATCTGAACAGGTTTTCAAAATCGCCCCCTGGGCAAAAAGAGATAAAGTATATAAGTCTGCTGCTCTTACTGCACCCAAGACCTTTATACCTGACGATTCTTATAAAAAAGAAATTAGTAAAAATTATACTGTAGCCATCGCCTTTAACAAGGGAGCGTATCAAGTTATTCCTAACTCTGATATTAAGCATATAGGTAAGTAATGCATCGACATACTCAGATTGCACAGAGACAAAGATTGATGCGACAACAAAGTCGCAGGCGACAAATCAAACAAGCACAAGCACGTAGGTTGGCATTTAATGAATGTGGAAGAGTTATTGATTCAGAAGGGGATACAGTACATCCCGAAGGGGAAGGACTACGTAGTCCGTTGCCTAAATCCTGAGCATGATGATAGTAATCCAAGTATGCGAGTCGATCAGATTGATGGTCGGTTCAATTGCTTCGCCTGTGAGTTTAAAGGTAATCTATTCTCCTTCTATGGAGAGCAAGTATCAGGTTTACAACTCAAGCGCGATATCCTAGTCAAAAAGATTCAGGAAAAACGTGCAGAGAATATAGGTTTGAACTTTCCTAAAGATTACGTCCCTTATATTGGTAATTGGAGAAATATAAAACCACAAACGTATAAAACCTTTGAGGCATTTGAGCATGTCGGCAAAGACTATATTAGTCGTATCAATTTTCCTATTCGAGATATTTCTGGAAAGATAGTAGCTTTTCAAGGCCGTCACACAGCTGGAGGAACCCCTAAGTATAAGTTCTCTCCTCCTGGGGCTAAGCTACCTCTTTTTCCACAAGTATTTCCCCGTCTTGGAGAAATAATTCTTGTAGAAGGTATTTATGATGTACTAAACCTACATGATAAAGGACTCACAAACTCTGTTTGCTGCTTCGGCACAAACAACATAAATGAAGATAAGCTGTTAATGCTCTCTATGAAAGGTGCCACCAAGATAGGTGTCTTCTTTGACGGAGATGAAGCAGGACAAAAAGCAGCGGAAAATGTTAAAGTAATGTGCGAGAAAATTGGTCTCTTTACTAGGAACATCCATATGAAAGAATTGGATCCTGGTGCACTTACCGAAACTCAAGTTAAAAAACTGGAGAAAAGATTATATGCCTAAAGTTGCATTAGTAGAAACTAAACCTAGCAGAACAGACTTTCGAAATGAGTTTGATGGAGCCTTTGACTTTGATCAATTTCAGCTCTGCTCGGATTCTAGTATAAAGAAAGTATTAAAGCGAGACTGTGATATTGATATGGATCCTGATAACTATGAATGGGTAATTCTAGTAGGTAGTGATGCATTGAAGTATTTTACAAAGATTAATTCGGTCACTGAATACTCGGGTAAGAAAGTAGAAGATAAGTTCTTACCTGTCATTAATCCTGGCATGTTAAAATTCAAGCCGGAAGCTCGTAAGACCTGGGAATCTTCCAAGGAAAATATTATTAAGTACATTAATGGTGAGATTGAAGATGTTATCATTGATGAAAGTATTGCTCGCGGTATCAATGACACTGCCGAAGCAAAGGCGTGGATACAAGGAGCTATAGACTCAGATAGTGCATATATTGCTCTTGACTCTGAGACTACTGCCCTGTACCCGCGTAACGGACATATATTAGGAATATCTATGTCTTATAACGGGGAAAGTGGAGCCTACATTAATACTGAATGCTTTGACCAAGAAATCGAAGATATGCTACGTCAACTGTTTCTCAGTAGGAAAGTAATCTTCCACAATGCAAAGTTCGATATGGCATTCTTTGAGTATCATTTCAACTTTGAATTCCCTGACTTCGAGGACACAATGTTGCTCCATTACCTCATAGATGAGAATCCAGGAGGGCATGGTCTAAAGCCATTATCCTTGAAGTATACTCCTTTTGGTGATTATGAAAAACCAATGTATGATTGGATTGATCAGCACAAAAGAGCAAACGGGCTCAATGCAGGTAGCTTCACATGGGATATGATTCCATTTGACGTTATGAAAACATACGCGGCTATGGATGCTGTATGTACTTTTCTACTGTACGAGAAATTTGTTAAAATTAAGAAGAACCCAAAACTTTGTTGGATTTACGACAATATTTTGATTCCTGGCTGCAGGTTTCTGAAGGAGACTCAAGATAACGGTGTTCCGTTTGATCGTACTCGACTACAGGTATCTCAGGGTCTAATGCAGGATAACATTGATGACGCTATTAAAGAACTCTACAATTTCAAGGAGGTGGCCAAATTTGAAGAGTTTCAGGGTAAGGATTTTAATCCTAACTCTACCGTTCAGCTTCGTACTTTGTTATTCGACTTTATTGGTCTGAAACCTACAGGTAAAAAGACTGGTACAGGCGCAAATTCAACAGATGCAGAAGTCTTACAAGAATTAGGAGAAAAGCATGAAGTTCCAAAGCATATTCTTAATATTCGCCAGAAAAGCAAGATTAAGAATACATACCTTGACAAGATCATACCTCAGCTTGATAGGGATAGTAGGTTACGCACAAATTTCAACCTACATGGAACTACTTCTGGTCGCCTGTCTTCTAGTGGTAAACTAAATATGCAGCAGCTTCCTCGCGACAATCCCATTGTAAAAGGGTGTATTCGTGCTCAGGAAGGAAATAAAATCGTTGCAATGGATTTAACCACAGCAGAAGTCTACGTCGCTGCGAAGCTCTCATCTGATGAAGAGCTGATGAATGTATTTCGTTCCGGAGGCAATTTTCATAGTTCGATTGCTAAAACAGTTTTCAAGTTACCTTGTGATGTGGCTGATGTTGCAGAGCTCTACGGAACTCAACGTCAAGCTGCAAAAGCTGTTACTTTCGGTATTATGTATGGTGCAGGGCCTCGGAAAATCAGTGAACAAGTTACCAAAGATTCTGGTAAATATTTTGGTGTCGGCGAAGCAAAAGACGTAATTGATGATTATTTCAGAGAGTTCCATAAGCTAAAAAGCTGGATCGAAATGAACCAGAAGTTTATTGAACAAAATGGATTCATCTATAGCTTCTTTGGTAGAAAGAGACGTCTACCTAATGTTGCCTCTGACGACGCTAGTATTCGAAGTCACAGTATCCGTTCAGGGCTAAACTTTTTAGTTCAGTCCGCCGCTTCTGATATTAATTTATTGGGTGCTATTGATATGGGTATGTATATTAAGTCGAAGAAGATGAAGTCTCGCATCTTTGCCTTAGTACATGACTCTATTCTTGCAGAAGTGCCAGAAGAAGAAATAGAAGAGTATAATGAAAGGTTACAACACTTTATTCAACTTGATCGTGGTCTTAATATCTCAGGAGCCCCAGTAGGGTGTGACTTTGATATTGGAGAAGACTACTCCATGGGCAAATTCGAGAAGATGTATGGTAGTTACTTACCGGAAGATCACTAAAATAAAGTTTCCAGCTTATTTACTGGAATCCTCGGACTGGCATGAACAAGACGGACTGTTGTTTGTAGAAAACAGATTATTGGATGATAAGAATATGCCAGGTAGCACACTTGGTCTGAGAAGGCTACAAACACCTTTTAGGGATTTATATCCTCTAAGAGCCTCTGTAGGTAGTCTTCTCGGTATTATCAAACAAAAGAACAAGACCTTCGTAGATAGTAAGGGAACTCCCTTTATTTACGAAAAAATTGAATACTGTGCTCTCAAATATTATAGAGTTCGTAAAATAGAACAAAAGGGACGTGCGTGTGTTCTATGGGTAAAGGGTGTTAGCCTTCCTTTTAAAATACCCCGCCCTCCTATGAATCAGCTTCAATGGGCGGGAATTTTGCATCGTAAGGGTATTCCTTGGATGCTATATGAGTATTCAGACCATAAAAAGTCTGACACTCGAAGAAAAGTGTGAATATTTTATGGCAAGAAGAAATAGAACGCTAGCAGGTGCAGGTCTGACTTTATCAGAGATTGAGCCTTTAACACAAAACCAAGTAGCCGCTTTCGAAAGTGATAAACATTTAGTTTTACACGGAGTTGCCGGCACAGGAAAGACCTTTATATCTTGTTATTTAGCATTTGACGATATGATTAAGTCATCGTATAATAAGTTGATTATCATACGAAGTGCAGTGCCGACTAGAGATATAGGCTTTCTCCCAGGTAATGAGAAAGAAAAAAGTGCGATCTATGAAGAACCGTACAAAGATATATGTGTAGAATTGTTTCAACGAGGAGACGCATATGAGATACTAAAAACAAAAAGTCTAGTAAATTTTATGACTACTTCGTTTATTCGTGGTGTCACACTAAGAGACGCAGTAATTATAGTTGATGAGTGTCAAAACATGAGTTTTCATGAATTGGATTCAATTATTACTCGAGTTGGAGAAGAATGCAGAATTATCTTCTGTGGAGACTTCCGACAGGCTGATCTTAGTAAAAATGGACTAAAAGACTTTATTCGCATCGTTAAAGCAATGGATCAATTTGATTTAATTGACTTTGAGATCAAAGACATTGTACGGAGTGGCTTTGTTAAAGATTATATTACCGTAAAAACGAATCTGGGTTTATGAAAGCAGTAATAAGTAACAGGATCTATCTAGAAGTAACGCAGGAGTATAAGGAGGTTCTTAGCAAAGAGCTTACTTATTCTATACCTACGTACAACCCGAAAGATCCACCACAGATTATAAAGACTATGGTACGAATTCGTTCTGATCTAGTTAGTATACCTGTGGGAAGAATGGATCTAATCCCAGATGATTACGAGATAATCGATAAGCGATTAATACTGCCGGAGGATTTCCCCGACTTTAGGTTCCCTTTGCGAGAAAGTCAGCAAGCTGTTTTTGACGAGATCGAAGACAATGCTATAATTAACGCATGGGTAAGTTGGGGAAAGACTTTTACAGGTTTAGCTATTGCAGGTAAGCTTGGGCAGAAAACACTTGTTGTTACCCACACGGTTCCTTTAAGAAATCAGTGGGCAAAAGAGGTAGAAAAAGTCTATGGATTTAAACCAGGCATTATAGGCAGTGGTCACTTTGATCTTGAGCCTCCTATTGTAATTGGCAATACTCAGACTTTATACCGGAATATTGGCGAAGTGCAGAAGAAGTTCGGGACTATAATCTTGGATGAGATGCACCATGTATCGTCTCCAACGTTCTCTAAAATAATTGATAGTAGCTATGCTAGATATAAGATAGGACTATCAGGGACTATAGAGAGAAAGGATGGCAAGCATGTGGTGTTTCGAGACTATTTTGGGAGTAAGATCTTCAAACCCCCAAAAGAGAACTTTATGCCGCCTACCATTCATATACTCAGCAGCGAAGTTCGGTTTATGGATGGTGCTAATGTTCCTTGGGCTAATAGAGTGAATAATCTTACGAACAATGATGAATATCGACACACAGTTGCTATGCTTGCTGCGGCCTACGCCGCAAAAGGGCATAAAGTGCTGGTTGTGAGCGATCGAGTCCACTTTATGAAAGCCTGCGCCGAACTAGCAGGAGAGATTGCGACTAGTGTTACAGGTGAGCTATCGCATGAGGAGAGAGAAGAACGTATGTCTCTTATAACAAGTGGCAAAAAGAAGATCCTTTTTGGTACTCAAGCTATTTTTTCCGAGGGCATATCCTTGAATAGCTTAAGTTGCCTCATTTTAGGTACACCTATTAATAACGAACCATTACTGACCCAGTTGATTGGGCGTGTCATACGAAAAGAAGAAAATAAAAAAGACCCGGTGATTATTGATATACACCTCAAGGGTAATACTGCAAGAAGACAGGCTTCTACGCGTATGGGACACTACATGAAACAGGGTTATCAAATCAAACAGCTATAAAAAAATAGTTCTTGACAACAAGGTTAAACTTAAGTATAATATATGTTCTTATTTGATTGGATGAAAATTTATGACGCGTCACAGGGTAATGTGCGCGAGGTAGTACGTATTTTCCGGATGCTTGTCAGCAAGCAAATACCGGATAATCGTAAAGATCCTATTTATAAATATTCACATAAAGATTTTTCAGGGGTTAGCTTCATGCTGCACCCCGACGTTCTTCTATACCATTCTCATAAGTATACATATCGTGAGATAGCACAGTACATTTCGCTGTGTTCTTTTCGATCCGCTGTAGATTTTCTCAGCACACAAGATACGACTTTAGATCTGATATTAGTACCAGGTTTAGAGCCGGAAACCATCATAAACAACAATAGGCTACTCATGATAGATGACGACAGAGTGTGTTTTCTATATGAAGAAGTCCCAGCAACGGAGATACATTAATGGCAATTTCATTTAATCAACAGAAGGGCTCAGCCCAAAAATCATCCATCTCATCTTTTCAGTATAAAGACGGTGACAACAAGTTTCGTTTAGTAGGCGATATTCTCGCTCGCTATGTATATTGGATTAAAGGTGAGAACGACAAGAACATTCCTTTCGAGTGTTTGTCTTTTGACCGAAACAAAGAAACTTTTAACAATTTAGAAAAAGACTGGATTCGCGAGTTCTATCCAGATCTTAAGTGCGGTTGGAGTTACGCTACCCAGTGTATTGATAACGGCCAGGTAAAAGTAGTAAACCTAAAGAAGAAGTTGTGGGAGCAAATCATTACCGCTGCAGAAGATCTAGGTGATCCTACCGACCATACTACTGGCTGGGACGTATGTTTCAAGCGAGTTAAAACCGGTCCACTACCTTATAACGTAGAGTACCAACTACAAGCACTTAAGTGCAAGCCTCGTCCTTTGACAGACTCAGAATTAGCTGCAATCGCAGAGTTGAAGTCTATGGATGAAGTTATGCCTCGTCCTACTCCAGATGCTCAGAAAGAGCTTCTCGACAAAATCCGTGATAACATGGGTGGCGCAGAAGAGATTGACGAAAGCATTGAAGACGAGTTTAAAATTGCATGATCTTATTTACAGCAGATTGGCACATAAAACTGGGGCAGAAGAATGTCCCAGTTCAGTGGGCAACTAACAGATATAACAAATTTTTTGAACAAGTACATGAGATCACTGAGTACTGTGATATGCATATTATTGGGGGCGATCTCTTTGATCGCATTCCAAGTATGGACGAGCTGTCCTTGTACTTCTCTTTTGTTAGAAAAGTAAAGAAGCCCACTCTTATTTATGATGGCAACCATGAAGCAACGCGTAAGAACAGAACTTTTCTCTCACAGCTCAGACAAGCTACTAGGGATATTAACCCTTTAGTGAATATCGTTGATATCTCGTATATTGACAAAGATCTGGGTTTTGGTGTTTTGCCATACAGAGAGTTACATCAGAAAGGCAGTGTAGATCACTTTAACAAGAGTATGCCTCTGTTTACCCATGTTCGAGGAGAGATACCTCCACATGTAAAACCAGAGGTAGATCTTGACCTTTTTAATAGGTTTCCCGTAGTATTTGCAGGTGATCTTCATGCTCACAGCAATACTCAAAGAAACATTGTGTACCCAGGAAGTCCGATGACGACTTCCTTTCACAGAAAAGAGGTAGAGACCGGCTACTTGATTATTCACCCCCATACTTGGGAGTGGGAGTGGAGACGCTTCGATCTACCTCAACTTTTGAGAAAAACTGTTCAAGATCCAGCAGACATGGTTGCTACGGATTACCATCACACTATCTATGAAATAGAAGGTGATATACAGGAATTAGCCGCAGTAGAGAACTCAGACTTACTGGATAAGAAAGTAATAAAACGAAACTCTGAAGCAACTCTAGTTATAGACAAAGAGATGACTTTAGAAGAGGAGCTTGTAGAGTACTTGAGATATATTCTCGAGATACCTGATGCACAGATTAGTAATATAGTAGGGACTTATAATGATTACGCTCAAAAAGCTCAAGTGGAGTAACTGTTTTAGCTATGGTCCCGATAATGAACTGGATTTAGACGATAACACAGTAACTCAAATAATTGGTACAAACGGTATGGGGAAATCCTCCATACCGTTAATTATTGAAGAAGTTCTTTACAATAAAAACTCCAAAGGCATAAAGAAAGCCGACATTCCTAATAGGTATGTTAATAAAGGCTACACTATCTCTTTGAGTTTCGAGAAGGACGGGAATGAGTACAATATAGTAGTTGATAGAAAAACGAATATTAAAGTAAAACTTGAGAAGAACGGAGAAGACATCTCCAGCCATACGGCTACGAATACTTACAAGTCTTTACAGGAAGTATTAGGTATTGATTTCAAGACCTTCTCTCAGCTAGTATATCAAAATACGAATGCAAGTTTACAGTTTCTAACTGCCACAGATACTAACAGAAAAAAGTTTTTGATAGATCTGCTACACTTAGACGCTTACGTAAATTTATTTGAAGTATTTAAAGAAGCCTCGAAAGAGTCTTCAAATACGTTAATAGCCGTGTCCTCAGAAATAGCAACTGTTGATAAGTGGTTATCAAACAACAAATTGGAAAGTACTAACATACTTCCTCTGTTGGATTTAGAAATTAATACGGAAGAAGATGAGAAGTCTTTCCGTTCTTTATCAGTAGAACTTAATAATATCTCTGAAAAAAATAAAAAAATCTTACAAAATAATAAGTATAAAGAGCTGTTAAGTCACATTGATATTGAGAAAATTCAGAATAGTAATCTGCCTGAGAAAGAATCGTATGATTCCTACCAGAAAGAGCTAGGAGAGATAGTAGGTAAGATAAACACAGCTACAAAGATGCTTCTCAAGTTAGAAAAATTGGAAGATATCTGCCCTACTTGTGAGCAAAAAGTAGACTCAGAGTTTAAGCAAGACTTAATAAACACTGAGAAGGACAATCTATCTCACTACGAGTATAGAAAAGATATTAACGAAGATATGATACGGCAGATAAAAAGAAATAATGCTGCCAGAGATGGACTTAATAGAGCGCAGAAAGAGTGGGAGGATTTATACAGAAGTATAGATAACTCTTTGCCAAACCAGATACTTAATCAGGTGCAGCTACAAGAAGAACTAGACTCAGTGTCTACTCGCTTATCTGAAGCCAAGAAAGAATTGAAGAAGATTGCAGAAGAAAATGAACGTATCACAAGAGCAAATACACGTATAGAAATCATACAAGCTCAGACCGATGGGTTTATAGAAAAACTTAATAGTGCTCAAGAAGTTTTAGATACACAAAGAAGTCTAGATTCTAACTTAGAGATTCTAAAGAAAGCATTTAGTACAAACGGATTACTTGCTTATAAAATAGAAAATCTAGTAAAAGAACTAGAAGAGTTAGCAAATACTTATCTTGCTGAGCTTTCTGATGGTAGATTTACTCTTGAGTTTGTAGTTTCAAACGATAAATTGAACGTACAAATTACTGACAATGAAAATATAGTTGATATTCTAGCACTTTCCTCAGGTGAATTAGCTAGAGTAAACACAGCGACTTTGATAGCTATTCGTAAGTTAATGAGTAGTATTTCAAAATCACGAATCAACATATTGTTCTTAGATGAAGTAATTAACGTTCTTGACGATAGTGGTAGAGAGAAGCTAGTAGAAGTACTTTTAGAGGAAGATCTAAATACTTATGTAGTCTCTCACGGATGGACACATCCTTTGCTTGAGAAAATAGAAGTAGTTAAGCGAGGAAATGTGAGCGGATTGGAGCAATAATGGTAGATTCCAGAGCAAAAGGTGCGAGAGGAGAATATCTAGTTAGAGATATGTTGAGAGACTTTACAGGTCTTCAGTTTGAAAGGGTACCTAACTCTGGAGCGTTAGAATATCTGAAAGGAGATCTATATGTACCTCACGAGAAGAATAGGTTTTGTATAGAAGTAAAAAACTATGAAAGCTCTCCTCTTTCTGACAAGATATTTACAGCACCTAAGACGAATAATTTAATAAAGTGGTGGGTAAAAGTACTACAACAAGCTGCAGGAGGAGGTCAAGAGCCTCTTTTGTTCTTCAAGTATAATAGATCGGCAGTATTTGTTGTAAGTAGTGTATTACCTATAAACACGGATCACTTCATGCGAATAGAGTGGCTAGATTGCTATGTCCTATTAGCAGAAGAGTGGTTAAAAAATGAAAAAATAAGGTTTTTAAATGGCGTTTAACTTTACAGATAAAATAACGGAAGCAGACGCTGATTGTACGTTAATAGTGGATGCTTTAAATCTAGCTTTCCGATGGAAGCATCAAGGTAGATCTGACTTCAGGTACGAGTATCAAAAAACAGTAGAAAGCCTAGCAAAGTCTTACGGCTGTGGAAATATAATAATGACGGCAGATTGGGGCTCCTCTTCTTATAGAAAGAATATAAACCCTGACTACAAGCAAAATCGAAAAGATAAGTATGCAGAACAGACAGAAGAAGAAAAAATAGCTTTTGAAGAGTTTTTTGAAGAGTATGAAGCTACACTAGAATTATTAGCAGAAGAACATATGATTTTTAGATTTAAAGGAGTAGAGGCAGACGACCTGGCCGCTCATTTAGTAAAAGAAAAAGAAGTATATGGACTTGAAAAAATATGGCTAGTTTCCAGTGACCGTGACTGGGATTTGTTAGTACAAGAGAATGTAGGGAGGTTTTCTTATGTAACACGAAAAGAGGTTACTCTAGATAATTGGTCTCAACATTATGAAGTAACTCCTGAGCAGTATATTTCTATGAAATGCTTGACAGGGGATAAAGGGGACAATGTAGCAGGTATTCCTGGGATTGGTCCAAAAAGAGCTGTATCTCTGATTAGAGACTACGGAGATGCTTTGAATATTTATGATGCGCTGCCTTTAAATAGTGGTTATAAGCATATTCAAGCATTGAACGCTAGTGGAAATCTGATATTACAGAACTATGAACTAATGGATTTAATAACATATTGCGATGATGCAATAGGCGCTGATAATGTTTCAGCAATAAGGAGTACTTTCAATGCAGCTTAGTTATAATAGAGATAACTATTTATCAGAGTTTAGTTTAAAAACTCTAGAAGATAGATATTTTGTAGATGGAGAGACTTCTCCACAAGAAGCATTTGCCCGAGCTGCTAAAGCTTTTGCAGATGATGATGAACACGCACAACGATTATATGACTATGCTAGCAAGTTATGGTTTATGTTTTCCACGCCGATTTTATCTAATGGTGGAACTACGAGAGGTTTACCTATTTCGTGTTTTCTAAATTATGTAGAAGATAGCAGAGAAGGCTTGACAAACCATTATACTGAGAATGCATTTTTGTCCTCTGTTGGTGGCGGGGTCGGAGGATGCTGGACCGGGGTTCGGAGTGTAGGCTCGAAAACGAGCAATGGCTCCGAAAGTACTGGAGTTATTCCATTTTTGAAGATTGTAGATGCAGAGATGCTTGCTTTCTCTCAAGGCGTTACTCGTCGTGGAAGCTATGCAGCATATCTTGATATTTCTCATCCCGAGATTGAAGAATTTTTGGATGTAAGAAAACCGACTGGTGGAGATGTCAATCGAAAGTCTACAAACCTTCACCACGGTGTAATGATTGGAGATGATTTTATGCAACTCATCGAAAACGCTACCCGAGAGCCAGGGTTTGATGATTCTTGGCCGTTAATTGATCCGCACTCCGGAGAAGTTAAGAAGGTTATTCCTGCGAAAACACTTTGGGTAAAACTTATCCAAAATCGTGTGGAAACCGGAGAACCTTACATCGTGTTTCGAGATACAGTTGATGAAGCAGTACCTGAGTTTCAGAAAGAACTTGGTTTGCGAGTACATCAATCGAATCTATGTTCCGAAATTACACTTCCTACAGATAAAGACCGCACAGCGGTATGTTGTCTATCGAGTGTAAATCTGGAAGAATATGATGAGTGGAAGAATAATGATTTATTTATACCTGATCTAGTTCGGATGCTTGACAATGTACTTGAACACTTTATTACGAATGCACCAGACCAACTCTCGCGTGCTAGTTATAGTGCCATGAGAGAACGAAGTATTGGACTAGGTGCAATGGGGTTTCATGCTCATTTGCAGCGACATAACATTCCTTTTGAGAGTGCAATGGCAAAGGGCAAGAACTTACAAATGTTTAGTAGAATTAAATCGGAGGCAGTACGTGCGACTCAACAACTTGCCACGGAACGTGGCGATTGCCCTGACGGGATGGGCAGTGGACTTAGGAATTCTCATTTGCTCGCTATTGCTCCTAATGCTTCTTCTAGTATCATTTGTGGCAATACTAGTCCCAGCATTGAGCCATACCGCGCTAATGCATTTACGCAAAAAACTAAGTCAGGATCCAGTCTACTTAAAAACGAATATCTGGAGAATATTCTTCAGGATTTAGGGCAGGATACTGATGACGTATGGAAAAGTATTATTACTAATAGCGGGTCTGTACAACACCTAGATTTTCTAGATGAATGGACAAAGGAAGTATTTAAGACAGCAGTAGAGATTGACCAGAGATGGATTATTGAACTTGCTGGCGACAGACAAGAATATATTTGTCAGAGTCAGTCTTTAAATATCTTCTTTCCAGCAAACGTATCAAAATCAGAACTTCACGCTATTCATATGATGGCCTGGAAAAGGGGCGTCAAGACTTTGTATTATCTACGAAGTGAAGCATTTAAAAGAGCAGAAACTGTATCAGATGAGGCACTACGAAGATTAATCTTTGATAGTATAGATGATGAGGGATGTTTAGCTTGTGAAGGCTAAGATTTGGACAATTTGGAAATATACAATAGGCAGTTTTTCAGATGAAAAGACCGAGGATTATGAAGACATTATAACTACTTTAAGAACAGTTATTTTATTAATTAATCTAGGAACTTGTTTTTTCATTATGACAAACATAGTACATAATTGGTGATAATATGAATCTATTAACAGAAAGAGAATACTATAAACCTTTCAACTATCCGTGGGCTTTTGAGCACTATAAGGCTCAACAGCATATGCATTGGCTTCCTGACGAAGTTAATCTAGCGGATGATTTGAAAGACTACCGTGAAAAATTGACAGATGGGAATAAGAAACTTATTTCTAATATCTTTCGATTCTTTACACAGGCTGACGTGGATGTATGTTGTGGGTATGCTAAGCATTACCTTCCTACATTTAAACAGCCAGAAATACGAATGATGCTATCCGCATTTGCTGCTATGGAGGCGGTGCACCAGGAAGCTTATTCGTTGCTTTTAGAGACACTTGGGTTTGGGAATGATGAATATCAAAAATTCTTTGAGCACAAGGAAATGCTCGACAAGCATGAACACTTAGCTAATTTCGGAATGGAAACTCCAATGGACATTGCTAAAACAATGGCTGTCTTTTCCGGATTTACCGAAGGTGTACAACTGTTTAGTAGTTTTGCTATTTTGCTTAACTTCCCTAGACATAATTTGATGAAGGGTATGGGACAAATTGTAACCTGGTCTGTTCGTGATGAAACATTACACGTTGAAGGCATGTCACAACTTTTCCGTACTTTTATTCAAGAAAATCCAGAGTTATGGAACGATGACCTGAAGTACGAAATTTATTGTGCAGCAGAGCGTACTGTAGAGTTGGAAGATGCTTTTATTGATTTGTGTTTTACAGGTGCGGAAGTACCAGACTTAACACCACAAGAAGTAAAAGACTATATTCGTTATATCGCTGATCGACGTCTCCTAGGATTAGGAATGAAAAAGATCTTTGGTAGCGAATCTAACCCTTTACCTTGGCTTGACTATATGTTAAACGGGGTAGAGCACACTAATTTTTTCGAAAACCGAGCCACCGAGTACTCTCGAGCTAGTACTACGGGTAACTGGCAGGACATTTTTAAATAAGGAACCTTATTATGACAACTGAAGTACAAGAAAAACCTACCCTCGTATTAGACGGTGAAAACTATGTAATCGAAGATCTCTCTGACAAAGCCAAGTATTTGGTAAGTCAGTTGCAGGATCTTCAGCAACAAGCTACTCAAACAGCCGCAAGAGCAGATCAGATTGAAGTAGCACGACAAGGATTTACGACTCTTCTCAAAGAAGAAATTGC